AGAAGATGCGCAAGATTGTTCCCTGGTACAGCACGCAGACTGCACCCCACTTGGCCTGCATGATGTCCATTTGTGCCTGCAGTTGCACAGGCCCACGGTACAGCGCGGGCATTTCCTCGGGCGACACTGCGGTGAGCTTGGCCTCGAGCACGCCATACCCGTCGAGCATGATCTCATCTTGGCCGACCACGATAATGCCTGCGTCCATGTCGGTGCGGATCTTCTGCCCACGGCCATGCGCCCATCCGTCCAAGCTGCAGGCCAGCGGCAGCGTCTTATGGAAGAAGGCCGAGTCGAACTCGGTCGAGAGCTCGAGCAGCTCGAGTCGCTTGGCTGTTTCAAGCAGGATCAGGCGCTCGATCCGGTCACCCCAGGCCATCGCTTCGTTCTGTTTGTCTTCGCGTGGCAAGCCTTTGCTTGCGTTGATGCTGTACTGCAGCTCATCATTGGGTGTCTGGTAGCGAGACAGCCCGAGCAGCGCTGGCAGGCGGCTGGCGCTCATCATGTAGTCCGGTGTTAGTTTGCCTGACATGTTTCCTCCGTTAGTTTATAGACCCGCACCACGCGAGCGTGAGCGGCTTTGTGAGCGGCTTCTGTGTAGCCGATTGCTGTGAATTTTTTACCTCGGAAAACGGCACCCAGGACTGATGGGTGCAGCTCCGCAGGCAGGTTGATGGCAGCTCGGACATCGTTGATGGACACCGAGCCCTGCTGCCTGCAGATTTGCGCTGCTATTTCCCGGCACTGAGCCAGGAAGTCGCTGTCGCGTTGCTCGAACAGCGCCAGCTGGGCATCGCGCAAAATCTGGCCGGTGATCATATAACACCCGCCACAAAGAACAGCGCCATCACGATAAAGATCCCGAGCAATACGCCGTTAAAGAAATCGTCGTTCATGCTGCACCCCGCTGAATAAGGTTAGAGACTTGGGCTGCGCCCCAGGTACGGCCACCGCGAGCGGTCTGCACGCCGCGAGCTGTCAGTGCTGCTGCGATTGAGCGCAAGCTGGTGATGCCTGCACGCTGCAGGTCGGCGATGATGGGCATCATGCGAGCTGCGAATGCGTCAGCGTTGGCACGGCCAGCTGCTGCACCGGCTTTTGCTGCTGCCTGCGGGTTTGGGTTACCGAGTTTGACACCGCGAGCCTTCGCTGCTTGCAGTGCTGCCTTGGTACGGCGGCTGATCTCTTCGCGCTCATGCTGGGCGACAACAGCGCGGATGCCGAACTCAAGCGTGCCAGCGTGCGGCATGTCGGCTGCAACGATCTGCACACCAGAGTCACGCAGGGTCAGCAGAAATGCTGCCTGGCGTGACAAGCGGTCGATCTTAGCAATCAGCAGAGCTGCGCCTGTGGCTTTGCACATGGCGATGGCAGCAGCCAGCTGTGGCCGGTCATCGTGCTTGCCTGATTCGATCTCGGTGAATGAATGAATGATGCCGTCGGCGTAGGCTTTGACTGCTGCCTGCTGGGCTTCGAGGCCAAGGCCAGATTGGCCTTGGCGCTCAGTGGAAACTCGGAAGTAGGCGACGTAGGAGGTCATGATTATGCCTCCGCTTTAGAGATCAAGCCGTAGCTGACCAAAGTTTCGAGCAGCGAATTAGCGCGGACGCGCTCTGAGCCGTTATAAGTGCGGGCAATGCACAATTTGCATTGTGCGACTACTGCCTGCAGATAATCGCCTGGGGTGCCACGGCGAAACGCTTGGGCTGCGCGGTAAGCAAAGTCTTGATTGCCTGGTACGGAAAGCACCTCGGTGATGGTGCCTGCTAGAACGATCCAGTTTTCTTGATTGATTGTGCGAGTACTCATGTTTTGCGCTCCTGTATCTCGGTGGCGTTGCGGTCTTGAGTGACCGTAGACAGAGACTCTCATATATCGCGGCGATATGTCAACACCCCAAACCAAAATAATTTAAGGTGCTGTCAAATTGGCAAGCGTTGACGGCGTTACGGTCTTGGAATTATATTCGGGCGATATACAGGGGGGTGTTATGAAACAGGGCAAGATGTTTTTAATGCGTATGCGGCCAGAAGTGCGGCAGCTGCTAGACCAGGCGGCTGCAGAGCAGCGCCGCACCAGGGTGTCGATCTTGGAAGAACTGATACTGGAGGCCTACGGTAAGCGCTACCAGAGCACGCAGGATCGGCTGAACAAGCTGCTAGGTGGCGCATGAACGGTCGCGGCAAGCGGAACAAGGGCGCTGCAGGCGAGCGTGAGCTGGCCAAGCTGCTGACTGATGAGCTCGGGTTTGTGGTTAAACGCAACCTGGGGCAAGCCAGAGATGGTGCTGATGACATCACGATTCAGCACTTCAGGCTGGAGGTAAAGCGGCAGGAGCGGTTGCAGATTGATGCCTGGTCGCAACAGGTCGAGGCGTGTGCGCAACCGCATGAGGTGCCGGTGGTAGTCTACCGGCGCAACGGCCAGCCCTGGCGCGTCTGCCTTTTACTGGATGACTTTATACCTATGCTGAGAGATCAATTGGAGGGAAACAATGCAAACGAAGCTGAAGCTGGCTGATGACACGATGCCGCCAAAGAAAGAAAAGAAGCCGGATGACACGCCGAGTGTGTGGAACCCAAATTTCAAATACAAGCCAGCGGGTACGGCGATGGACTTAGCCGCCAAGTTTAAGCGCATCCAGCGCGAGCAGGCCAAGGCTGCGAAGGCTAACAAGGTGAGGCGCGTCAAATGATCCGACTGTGGCGAGCATTCAGGATGTGGCGTTACTCCGGTCTTGGGATCATGGCCTCGGTGAAGCAGGCCAGGCGTTATCTGAGGCGGCATGGTGGCCGCAGGTTATGAGCACTGCCAGCACTGCGACAGGCCGCACTGGAAGCCTCGCACTGTGCTGGTGGACGGCGTTGAAGTTTGCACGCACAGCGAAACCTGGCGCTTCGAGTGCGAAGTGCGGTGGGCTCTGAAGCTGCCAGACAAGGCGAGGAAGCCGAAGGTTACGAAGATTCAGTATTTACTCAGTGTCGAAGAGCGGCGCGGCATTGAGGGCAAGACCAAGCTGCGCAATGAGATGTTAAGGAGATATAAGAATGCAAAAACCAAGGAATGACCACCGGCTGCTGGACACACTGATTACTGAGCTTAGAGCTCGCAACGATGCCCACCTGGCTGTCAAGCTGGGCTGGCCGCAGGCGTATGTCAGCAAGATCCGAAGCGGCAAGATGGGTGTCACAGCAGAGCGGATCTTAAAGATCCACGACGCGACGGGCTGGGAGATTAAGCGGATCAAGGGGCTGCTATGAATACCAAGTTCTGCACCAGCTGCCAATGCACCAGGGAAGAGGCTGGCGGGATCTACAGGCGTGGCAAGAACACGGCGAGGTGGATCTGTAAGCCGTGTGTGGAAAAGCGCTCAGAGAGCCCGTATCGCAACCACAGCGGCCAGATAACGCCAGAGGCGCATGTGCGCAAACTGGGCTCACAGCTGCGGTGGCCGTGATGTTGCTCGCGCTGATAGGCGTGGTGTTGATGACGATCGGTGGCCTGATCGGATTGGTGGCGATTGCGGTCTGGATGACGCTGTGGGTCGGGCTGATTACTGGGGATGACGATTGAGCCCGATGCCTGATAACGTGGTGCAGTTCGCGTTGCCGAAGAAGCCTAAGATCCGCGAGAAGGAACCGATGCCAGACCAGCGCAAGCTGGTTGTGGTGCCGATCCGAGCAGCCACGGATAAGACATTGACCGAGGGCATGTTGCGCACGCTGCTGTTGGTGGCCAGCTATTGCAACCGAGCTGGGATTACATGGGTCGGGCAAGCCAGGCTAGCTCAAGACTTGGGCGTGAGCAGGCAAGCCATCACTAGGCAAGTCGGCAAGCTGGTCAAAGCTGGTTACCTGGAAGTCATCAGCAAGGGCTGGCGAGGCGAGAGAGCCAACAGCATCCGGCTGATCTTCGATAAGAGCATTGACGCTGAGACAGCTGTGGCAGTCACCAGCCGCATCGAGGACACCAGGACACCGCTAATGAAGGAGAAACAAATGCAGGACATGACACCAGATCCAGAAGGACTCAAACGCATCCACGACATGATCAACGGAGTAATTAAGCCAGTTCAACAACCACCAAGGGAGTATCAAATGCCAAAGTCAGGAGACACAGTCACGGTTGCTAAGATGAAAGAACAGATAGCAAAGAAGAAAGCAAAAGCAGTCAATACGCTACCTTCAGAGGTTGCCAATGAAGAGGCAACACATAGGCAACCTAGACCTGTGGATAACTCCGCTCATAGGCAACATGATCGGCTACATCCAGAGGTTGCGCGAACACAAGAAAACATAAGTATAGATAAAGTATTAAGGTTATTTTTAAATAAAGGTTTTAATGTTTTAAGCAACCAAGAATCAATTCAACACATTGCAGATTCAACAACAGTTGCAGAACTGGAAACGCTGATGGATAAGTTGTCAGATCGCTATGCGGCTGAAGGCTTACCCTTGCCGACCGATGGTGCGATGCTGGCCAACGACCTGATCATGCTGCAATCGGA